GAAATATGCTATTAATATTTGCATTTATTTCCTTGACCGAGTTTGCTAAATCTTTAAATGCCGCTTGTACTTCTTTGACGCCAGACGATATTCCGTCAGTATCTATCCTGGTATCAATAATAATTGAGCCATCAGCAGCCATACATTCACCTCCTAACTATTTGAGGTTCAACATCTCATTCAGCGCATCCTTGTACGCTTGCTCTTCATCGCTGAGACGTGTTTTTATGTCAATAATATTCTTGTTTTCCTGATAGAATTTCTTTTCCCATTTATCGAGTTTTTCGCCCTTTGCCTTTTTTGAACGAATTCCAACCACTGTATTAAAAAGGCATTCACCAGATTCCATAAAGTATCCAAAAAATGTCCACCAGTGCATATAAGGCACTGCTCTGATTTCTTTACCGGCAACCTTGTTTACAGCCGGAACAATCATGTCTCCGTCCTGTTCCCAGTCCATCAAACGGGGTTTTGGGCGGTTTGGATTATCGTCAGATTGTCCGCAGTCGATGAACTCCGATGCTTTCTGACAAGCTTCGTCCAAACGCTCAACCGGTATACTCTGCCAGTTCTCAAACAGAATCTGTAGCATAACAACTGCTTTCGCTTGTTCGTCTAATTCCGGGTCGTTCATGGCAATTAGAATGTCAATAATCGCGCGAAAATCCGTTCTGATAGAAAAATCCACCCCACTGATGTTGAGTGAGGTGGGAAGCTCATAGGCGGTCATTTTGTATACTTCTCCGTATACTTATTGACTGCTGCTTGCATTTTCTTTTTCCTCTTTTCGATTTCCGGCGCGATTGCTTCTGCGATCTTATCAAGTACGATATAAGCAAACACCTGACCATTTCCAAACACGGTAGTTGCTGTGATCGGTTCCTTGAACAGATCCTTTGATGCTTCATATCCGAGCAGATAGTTGATTTTATCCTCGATCTGTTTGTTCAGTTCAGCCATTTCTTTGCCAGAAGCGACTTTCTGGATAGAATCTTTGAGCTGTTCAAAGTATTCTGCCAGTTCCTCTGCACGTGCTGCCACGTTAATGTCCGTCGGGTTCAGCTTGAAAGAAGAAAAAACTTCGTCTTTGTTGTTGGTAAATGTAAAAATGAGAATTCCATCATCAATTTTGGTATTAATTACTTTTGCCATTCAGCATGTCCTCCTTGTATATGTGCTTATTCGCTGTCAGCTGTGAATGTACCGGAACTGATATCAAATTTTCCCTTTACACGTTCACCGGTATAGTTGACGGTAAATGGAATCTGATATCCGGATGTATCACCGCCGTAGGAGGTCGGCACAACGTAGCAATCCTGCTGGTATGCTTCATATTTGCCTGCTGTGGCTTCTGTCCAAAGGTGAACCTCAACTGCTTTTGTTTTGAGGTTATCGTCTTTGAGACGTCCGTCTACAATCTTCTGCAGCGCCGTGAACAGACCAGATGTAGTGTCCGCATAGAACGGATCGGCATCAGAAGAAACTTCATAGCCGTTATGTTTAAATGTGGATTCTCCAAGAATATTTTTAGATGTTTCGGTGTCTGGATTGAGTTCTACATTGTACTCTTCCAGATCTTTTCCAAGACGCTCATACTTCGGTGTCAGTCCTCCACAGAGAGAACCTGCATCGATATAATGAGCCATGTATTTACGGTCAATTTTGCCTGTAACTGCCATAGAAATGTCCTTTCTGCCTATAACTCTTAAAAGGCTGTGTAGGTTAGCGACTATCTCCGATTGATAGCCGGTTAGTTATTATATTTAATTGGTGTAATCACCATTTTTCCCAGTCATATTCATATTTGACTGTGATCGGAAGTAACCAGTCCTGTACACCGTTCTCCTGCGGCTCTGTACCGTAGGAATTATCCCTGGTAATGCGTTTTATCACTCTTCCTCTTGAAAGCTCTGGAAAAGCGGATAAGCGCGTCTCAGTGTCATCTACTGTGACTGGTTCACGGCAAATCCACTTGCCAAGGTTGTCCAGAAACTTCTGAACAGATAGCTTCTGGCGCTCCTTTTCGGAAGCTGTACGGTAAACCACGATAAACGGATACTGGCACACCTGGTGCATCATTCCGCATACATCCTCTTTTTCTGAATAGATTAATGCTCCTGTATCCGCAAAGAATGAGATACCGCTATCAGTTCCCAGTTCCTCGTATTTGATTGTTTCGTTTTCATACAGCCCAGGATACTGATTCAGCAGAGCTTTCATGGCTTCTGTCAGAATCTCATATCCCTCTGCGTCCTTGCCGATCGGTTTATTATCCGCCATCAACTATCCACCTTCTTGATTTTCCATCCTAAAAAAGCTCTTATAAAAAAACGTTGTAATAAATTCGGATATTTTGTTACAAATACGCTAAAAGAGTCATTCATTTCAATAATCGCTTTTGGCTCAAATATTTTCTCATCTTTTATTTTCAATATTCCGCATCTGGTAAAAACATCCATATCTATCATCCTCACTTTGCTAAAATTTCAAAATGTGGTATCAGCGTATACGGACCGCCCACGCTGGTAATCTTGAACACGTTATCCTTGTTCTCGTTCATGTACTGATAGAATCCATTTCGATAATCACTGTCAATTACCGCTCCACCAGTCCATTCACCCTCCCAGAAGAACGACTCATCTGAGAATGTGATAGTGTCTTCCAGAGCGTTGTTAATCTGCCCTTTCCACTCTTTGGGCGGTATCCACGGGAGAATCTTTCCATCCTTATCAGCAATGGTTATATCGCCGTTCTGGACAATATAACGGATGTGTAACTGTGCGTTGTCAGTTGCATCTGGTCCGTACTTTTTAAGGATTGCCCCTTTGTCCGTAATGAGGTCAACACCAGATAAAACATGAGGATACCAGTACGCATCTCCTGTCGTGGCTGATTCGTAATAATCAAAAATCGTCACAGTTTTGCTATACATGATACCCTCTCCTTAATTATTCTTTCTGTACTGTCTGCTTAATAACCTGATTCACTCCGGTTGCTGACAATCCGTTAAACATACCGACCGCAACTGCTGTTATATAGTCCGTTGCCGGGAAATCCGGGATGACTCCCATCCCGACAGCTCCGAGAATTCCGCCAATAACCGCCATGATTACCGGAATCCATTCATCGGAGATTCTTTTTGATGCTTTACAACCCATTCCTACGATGTAGCAAATCATAACGATTGCGACACATGAGCCAAGTGTTGAAATGTCCATAGCTTAGTCCTTTCTGTAGTCCTCAATAATGGTCTCAATTCCATATTCAATAGCGCAAGTATTCTCAATCTTGCACCCTCTGGCTTCGTCCCATCCTTTAGCAAAGAACGCCACATCAGCTTCTGCAAGAAGTTTAAGGGATTCACCCAGATACCAAAGTGGCTTTGCGTCAACTGGTGCTGACTGAAAGAAAGAATCAATTACTTCTACAGGTTCACCAACCTGCTTCTCTGCGCTTTCAATCGCTTTTTCTCGCACTGCAAGAATTTCCTCATCTGTCTTGCCCCTCATGGGCTGAGAAATAAATAACTTTTTCATATCAATACACTCCTGCATATAAAATTGGTATTCCATCATCCGTCCTTACTCCCATCAGAAGCGGTAACGCTGTCTTTAAGAGTAAGTCGTTCGTTTTCTGCACATCTCCGGCGGCGGCATACACCGCACTCCACTCCTTTGCACTTGATCCAATCTGCTGAGGCGTGGCGTAGGAAATGGATTCACTGCCAGAGCTTATAGAAGTTACGATCCCGGTATTTTTATCACCAGAATCTTCCTTGCTGTTTATCAGCTCAACATTGCCACTTGCGTCTGATACAAGTCGAGCATTTACCTTGCTGTTTTCTGCCGATGCTCCTCTTACTAGCTGAATGTTTCCGTCACCATCTGTTACTAAACCATATTCACCAGGTCTGGTTGATACAGAGGATCCATTCATGGTGGCGTAAGAAGTTGCATTTTTCTCGGCAAGTTCCAGCTGATACATTAATTCAGCCAATGAACAGACCGCCTTTTTGATGCGCTTCTGTGAACGTTCATTTGTCGGCAGCCCGTCCACCAGCCTGTCAAATGTCATTGTGTCCACAAAATCACTAGCTCTTTCTGCCAGTCGTGGAAAGTCGGCTTCTGGCACGACATTGCCGAATGATTCTGTATAAAATTTATAATCTGCATAAGCCATGCCAGTTACCTCTCACGATCATCATTTTGCTGTTACAGTCGCATGTCCGGCGCTCAGTGCTTTATAGGTACTGTCGCACTCAACCACTGTGATTACCTGTCCTGTTGTTGCTGTAATGTCGGATTCTCCATCCCATGCGCTCCAGCTCTTCACGTTCTGTCCATAGTCTACGGTAGTCTCAGAAGATGCGACTTTGTACTTGTACACATTTCCTGCGCTTGCTTTTGTCGGAGTGACAGTCACTTTTGTATCTCCGCTTTTACTTCCTGCTGCGGAGTTTACAGTGAGAGTTCCAAGTGTCTGAGTTGTGTTGATAGTTCCGACAGCAACAGCGTCAATATATTCTGCAAAGAGGGTAAGTCCCATGATTGCGAATGATTCAGACACTGCTGTGTTGTAATTGCCCTGTGTGTGGAATCCGATCAGGTTTGTTTCGCCGGATACAGTGTAAACAAGACCTGCTCTTGCGAAATCAGATTCGTTCGGATCCACGTAGTAAAGAACGATGTTCTCAACAGGTGTAGCAATAACTGTTCCTCTCGGGATCTCACTGTCAGATAACAGGAAGATTGTGTTGAATCCCAGGAAGTCTTTCATATACTGGAAACCGAACTGGTTCTGAATAGTGATATCAGCTGCGCCGATATATTCGTACACATCCAGAATGTTGACAAATCCAACAACGCCAGTCACATTTCTGTGCATCTGCTTAAATTTGTTTTCTACACGACCCTTAGCCATTGCCAGAGCCATCTGGAAAGTAGTTTCTGTAAATGAGAGAGTACCTGTTTTCAAATAGTTGTAAAATCTTTCAGTAACATTGGTCTGAAGCTGGAAAAGGAATTCATCATCGGTCATCTGAACTGCGTTCTCATAACCGTGATCCTTGATTGCTTCGATAGATACAGCCTTTGCGTACTTCTCAATAGTCATTTCTGCATAGGGCTTTTCTTTTATAACGAATTTGCTGTAAGGGATTTCCTCACCCTCACCAATATTTCCATTCTGTAATGTACCTTCTGCATATTTTGATTTAAGAACCGCTCCGGGTGTCTTTTTGATTGGACGCATGATACCAAGGATTTCACGTAAGTGTTCCCAGTTTCTTTCGAATCTGGTAACAAAGTCAATCTCACGTGCCTTTACCTGAATATCATTAGTCATAATAAGATTAGCTTTTGCTGCCATATAAAAAAATCCTTTCTACCCATAATTGTTAAGGTATTGGGTTAGCGGCTACGCTCTGATGCATAGTCGGTGTAAAAAAATCACTGGAATAACTGGATATTCTGAGCAATTGCAGCCTGTCTCTCGGACGGGTCTTTGATTGCTTCAATATCTTTCTTTGTCATGTTCCCCGGTGTCCGCTGCTGTCCAACATGAGTAGTAAACCTTGCCTGGTTCTGCTGAGCCTGTTGCTGAGATTCGTCTACAAAAGCGGATGCGTCAGTCTGTTTCATTTGCTCGATCAAGTCATTCAGCCCAAGGATTTTACCGTTTTTCAGCTTCAATCCGGCTTCTTTAATGTCTGCCATAACAGACTTCTTTGCAGCCTCACTGGAAAATTTAACATCATCAAGTGCTGTTTTAAGTGCGTCTGAAAAATCGCGGTCATAGATCTTCGCATTGAATTCCTTTTCTGCATCCTCGGCTTTCTTCTTCCATTCAGCAAGCTCTGTCTGAATGTTCGCCGGGTCGATACCGTCAAAACCTTTTAAGGTTTTTTCTGCTGTCTCAGCACGTTCTTTCCAGTCATCACGTTCGCTCTCAACTTTCGACAGAGTTTTTGCAACTTCCTTAGCATTCTTATAATGCTCAGAGAGTGCCTTTTTCACATCTGCCTGTTTATCCTCCGAGATCTCAATTCCAAATGATTTTAATGTGTCAATAAGTTTCTGCATATATCCTCCTGGTCGTGTTTATTGACCTGCCGCCGCAGGTAAATGGATTAAGCCAGTTAGACCACTGGCAAGGTAATGGGAAAGATAGGAATTGAACCTATAATGTTTACCACGAGGGAACGGTTTTACAGACCGCCGCAACACTGCCAATAGTTGCCACTTTCCCAGAAGACACCTTTTCGGGACTATTTGGATTAAATTCCAGTCCACAGGATAAGGATAAACCTATAATCGGAATGGCAGGAATCGAACCTGCGGCACATAGCTTATAAGGCTACTGCTCTACCACTGAGCTACATTCCATTAACCCGGATTCCCGGGTTAGCAAGGTATTTATCGTGTTATGCCTGCCACTATCCGATTTTCACGGAAATGTTGATTCATTTATAAGGAGGTGTTACCAACCAGTCAAACTGACTAATGAATATGTCGGAAATTGCATCCGCTTTTCAACCTCCAGATTCCGCTCGAATCTGTTTCTATTAAGGACATATTCACAAAAGAAAGGAGGACATGAAACGAAAAAGAAAGCAAAAACTTCTAATCAGCAAGCCCTACAAGGTTCACCATGCCTTGCAAGATTATAGTATCACATTCTGAAAAAAAAGTTGTCCCCACATTTACAAGAGTCAAAGCATACTTCTCAGTTTTTCAACGTATCTTTTAACAAGATCACGTTCTTCCCGGCACTCTGCGTCTTTGGACATATCGCTCAATTCTGTTGCGAGTTCGTTTAGGTGTTTTTCTAGTGCGGAAAGCATTTTCCTCTTGCATTCCTCTGACTTTCCAGAGCGATAACTTTGTTTTTGTGTCATATAGTCGCTATAAGCATCTCGTCCATCGGAGCGACTATAGTACCCTCTTCCGGTTCCGTAGTCACGACTTTCATCACCGTAAGAGCTGCCACGATCATAATCCGGGTACATCATTCTTCCATCACTGCGGCTGTATCTCCCCATGCTGTCATGTTTGCGACCTCGTTCGCTATACTGATCACCGTATCCGTTTTTCATCTCATCAAGGACAGTGTTGTAGTATTCCACCTTTTTGTCCCAATACTGAGTGTTCTTGATATCTTTGTACATATCAATCAACTTATATGCCATATCCAGGTTTCCAGTGGTCAAACCATTGTCAGCGATTTTTGACAGTTCGTCTTCTATTCTTGCGCATAAATCTTTAATATCTCTCATAACTGCACCTCCTAAGCTTCTCTAGTCACGACAACGTTTGCGTTCGCAACAGAAATTGCCTGATCGCTAGTGTTCTCTATTGCGATATTAACGCAACAGCCACGAGGTACGTCAATATAGATGCCAGAGGACACATTATTATACTGGTCTACTGCTGCCGGTGTAGAAATCATCTGAGAAGAAAGAACTGGTTCGCCAGAGATTGCAATGGCCAGAGAAATAGCCTCGACAGTACCGCCTGTTGGAATTGCAATATTGCCGGAGAAGTCTACGAAAAATCTAGCTTTGCACTGGTTAGTTAATCCTCTCATGGTAATGATTCCGCTTCCCTCTCTGTGTTGAATACAGTTAGAGCCCTTAACTGCTGTGTTTGAAAATACTACATTTCCTTTTGCTGCTACAGTCTGAGCAGCCACATTTGTAAATTCTGCCATAAAAATACTCCTTTCATATAACAAAAAGGACAGGTCTCAGCCTGCCCCTCTGTGTAAAACGGCATAAGCCGACATCCGAATCAATCGAAAGATACTCTCGATATGAAGTTATCAGCAATTACATCCGGTGTTGCATCCGCATCCAGAATATGGATATGGCGCTGGGACTACGTAGGATGGCACAGGCATAGGATTTATCCTACGAATCAGTTCCGCTGTCTGTGCTTCTTGATTTGCCGCAATGTAAGCATTCTGTGCGGACTGAGAAGCCGCCAGTTTAAGTGCCTGATTCTCTGCTCTAAGGTCTGCTGTCTCTTTCTGGCAAAGATAATCAAGAATGGCACGGGTGTTGCTGTTCTGATTGTCCAGAATATCTCTGGTGCTGTTGTTCATGGTGTTCTGCAATGCACAGGTGTTCTGCGCCATATTGTAGTTTACGCCCTGAATCGCTTCTCTGGTTTCACAGCAACAGTTCGCAAGCTGCGCCTGCAATGCGTTTGTATTCTGCATATTGGCTACAGTATCGGCATTGATTGCCTGCTGGATTCCAAAGCCGGTCTGCATGATGTTTGTGTTGATTCCATTGAATCCGGTAAGCATACCATTATTCATGGCATAAAAGCCATCACAGAGGCCACTATTGATTCCGTCAAGCTTGCTGATCACCGCGGAATTGTCAAATCCTCTCTGGATGTCTGCCTGAGTAGCTGCTGTGGCTGCATATCCGCCGCCATTGCCATTATTGCCCCAGCCGTTGTTTCCCCATCCGCAGAATACGAACAAGAAAAGTACGATAAGCCACCATGCTCCATCTCCACCAAACATGCCGTCATTATTTCTACCATTTCCAGTAGCAGCGGCAATGTCTGATAAGCTATAATTTCCATCCATAGTTATAATCTCCTTTATTGTGTATTTACATCAATCTGGCCAGATTGTAATGTACTATTTCATTCCTTTCAGCATGTGCTGGAATTGTCCTGCCATCTGCTGAACTTGATTAAGCTGCTGTTGGGAAATCTTCCCAGACTGTAACATTTTTTCAACTTCTGCTTTCGGGTCTCCCTTAAAATTCTGCTTAAACTGCATAAACTGCTGTATCATCTGCATTGGTCCGTTTCCCTGTGGCATCCCACCACCAAGCGCGTTAAATAGTGGATTACTCATCTGCGTTTCCTCCCTTGACTGCTGATTCTTGTTCGGTATTAGCCCTAACAGGTTCAGAAAAAGAATTTAATCTACTTGCTATAGCGTCGCATTTGGCTTTTAAATCGTCGTATTCCTGCCTGGTGACGTATTTATTATCCATGTTCTGGGCAGGCTGTTTAGGTGGCATCTGAGTGCCTACCTCGTGATACTCAAACGTCCGTAATGGCTGCGGCATACCGGAAACGTCTGTAGATTTTATATAGAACTTTTCACTCTCTGAATCCATCAGTAAAACGCTTGTCCCGGGTGCTACCAGATAGGATTTTGCGCCTACTTCGCCGGAAACCCACAGGATACCATTGTTATTCTGCTGTGGTTGCTGTACTGGTTGAGCTGGCATCTGGACAGGCTGTTGCTGGAACTGATTCATCTGCCCCGGAACGCCAAAGCTGTATTGATAAGGATTGTTATATAATGCCATCTTATACACCGCCTTTCTGATTATATTTTTGCATAAAAAAAGAACCGGAAACAGGTCGTTTCTGGTTCTAATTAGTACCCAAAAAGTATCAACACACTTTGATTATTTTATTATTTACTCGGCGGCTTAATCGTTTCGCTGTAGATATACTCACATTCATTTGTTCAGCGCAGTATTCAAGAGTGTATTCCTTACATCTCAACCGGAACAGTCTTTCTTCGTCCGGCGTGAAATTACACTCTATCAAGAACCTGTCTATATCTTTCTTTGTGAACACATATAATTTCATGAGCATACCTCTTATTAATACAATTAACGCTGATTCTGTGCAAGATAATTTGTAAGCTTCTGTTTTGTTTTTTTTAATTCCTCTACATTGTCGCCGCTGATCTGACTGTCCAACATGGTTGACAAGACCTCCAGGATAAGGGAATCTCTCTCAGCTATTCTCTTTAACGTTTCAAAATCTCTTTTATCGTGGTCTTCCAGGATTTCCACTCGCTTATTAAGCCGAAATGCCGGAGCAATCCATTTAAAAATAACAGCTGCTGCCCCTCCAACAATTGATACCCCTCCGCAAATTGAAAGAAAAAATTGAATAAATTCTGATATGCTCATTCAGCTACTCCTTTTTTCCAGTAATATACCGGGATCTCATTACCGCTATCCCATGTATCGAAATATTTGCCGTCTTGCACTGTCACCACATGGCCATCTATGCAGAGAATGTACGTGCCGGCCGGATGATCTACACAGAAGTCATTCACCGTATAAATATACCGCTCCGACTGCTCCACTAGCTTTCTATGGAATCCTTGCTTCGCCAGGTATGAACCCCATACGTAATTTGCACTTGGCATATCGGATAAAGCACACGCTTGTACCATCAATCCGGTAAACACCGTTTCCCAGTCAAGGTCTAAAGCCTTACATATCGCCCGGACAGCACAGTCGCCTACACGCTGTCCTCTTACCGGATTTGGATTGAAATACACCCATCTGTCCATAGTTACCTCACTTTGCCCTCATAAATCTTTTTGCTCCTGCATTTGCCCTGGACTGCTGCTTATATCCAAAGTCTGCTACCTTGTTACGGTAATATTGTGCTGCAAGATTGTTTTCCTCGCAGAATTTATTATACTCCTTATTCTGTTTAGTCAGCTTAAAAGCCATTCGATCATATTCCGATCTTAGTTTTTCTTTTTCAGAGTCTGGTATATCGTCTGAGTTGATTTCTTCGTTTTTCATTATCAGCTGGCGTTTAGTTGCTCTAATAGAGCGCTCCATAGCTCGCTGCTTCTGGGTATCTTCGTAGATCTTCTTATTCTCTTCAGAATCAATCTTGTGTTCGTCCGCCCATGGATTCCGTAATCCTTTTGCCCATGGCTGGTGACTATGCTTGCAATTCCACCCATGCAGTCCGTGCGGATCCACAACGGTTCCTTGTCCGGTTTTCGGACTTATATCATATCCGGTACTCTCCAAAAGATTTGGATATCCCGGTTCCGATCCAACTATTGAGTAAGGTTTTCCCTGCCAGGACGAATGATCTCCGCAAGGAGGCTGTCCTTTCTGTGCTGTTCTAGCTCCCAGATGGGCTGATACGAGGACGTAATTTGTCTTTGCCTGCACAATATACTGATTAGTGATCTGCGCCGCTGTCTGGTTCATACTTGTTACTACGCAGCACCTCACAGCTGCTTCAAGGGTTCTTTTTGCACCGCTTGTTGGATAATCCACCATAATTCCTTTTTTGGCATAATTGTCCAACACATCACAAATTGCAGTGGTGTAGGATTGCGCACCGGAAGCAACACGGATTTCGGCTTTGTCCAGCAGATTAATTAGATCACGTTGAGATTGATTTATGGTCGTCTTGCTTAGATTGCTAAGCTCTCCCAATGTCTTTTTAAATTCTGCATCCATCACCGCTATCACTTCTGGATTTTCCAATGGTGGACTTATATTCTCATCAATCCCTAAAAGGATATCTTTATCATTATTCCAAGATGTCATCACGGCATTTTGCAGGATCCGTCTAAGTTCTGGCTGTGTCATTTTTGTAAGCTTCTGCAATTTCTGTTCAATGGCAACTCTGCTTTCTCCTATTTGCGTGAGCTTCCAGATAAGCCGATCAGCTGTGGCAGTCATTCCGCCAGTCTGGAGAATACGCCGGGAAATGTCCGTCATTATAAAATCTTCCAGTTCCTGATAAATTGCAAGGATCCTTTTTTCTTTTCCGTGGAAATACTCTGGTGGAAGCATTATTTACCACCTGCCGTTTCTTTTACAAGCCGCACCCAATCAGATAGATGTTCCTGCTTAGCACGATCAAACCAGTGATCGGACGTTCCCGGTGTATGATATTGTAATCTTCTCCCTGTGGGTGATTTTTTAGGCGGAGATGTCCATCCGATAATATTGCCCTGTGCATCCTTGAGCGGAATGTTCGGACCATATACTTCTCCCGCGTACAGATAATGAGCATAAGGAGTATTGTATTCAATCTCTCCGCCATCAATTCCCTGCGGATATCTTACGCTGCTTCTCAATGCTCCTTGCTGGAAAGGTACATAAGGTTCGCAGTCCGCTACAATCTGCATATTCAGTTTCGTTTGTGCTTCTTTCAAATTGCTGTCAATTCGCTTTGTATCGAATTTGATATGTACATTTCCAACATGATTATTGATCTTCATAGACTATTCATCCCCAAATAATCCACTTGCTTTGTTTTCCTTATTCGCTTCTTCTGCGAGAGCTTTCGCATCCTCTTCACTGAATCCTTCAAATTTTACAAAATACAACCATGCCGGAACTTTGCCAGTGGTCACATACTGCCACCATCTTGCACGGTCGTTTTCACGCACATACAGAATATCGCCAAAGTCGTAATTGACTTCATAAGCCCCAACCGGTGCAAGCCCGTACAGATCAGCGTAGACGTTCAATGCGTAAATAACTTCATCTAGGCAAGACTCTAACTTATCCCTTACATCCTTGACGAACTGCACTGTCCTCTGCTGTTCCGCTTCTACTCCTGTAGCTGTCTGAATGCCGCTAGATTCGTTAAATACAAAGTAGCCATTGGAGAATCCAATCTTATATCCTAACTGGCTTAAAAGGGCATTTATGCCGCTTATGCGGGTATCTGTGTTGAGCTGTGGATTGATTTCTTGATAGAACTCTTTCTCGTCCTGTCCGAATACATTCTTGACAAAGTGCGGTAATCGCATCTCATTTCGTCTATTTTCCATGCCCTGTGGTGACATGGCTGATACAGGTGTACCGCTTGGCATCAGCAGTCTATCATCTGCCAGAACAATCTTCTGCGAATCAAAAATTTCTCCGGCGTTTCTGCTGTATGCAATGTCGAGGTCTTTTAACTCTTCAATGGCTTCGGCAAATATCGGAAGTCCAAGTGGTGTGCTAATGTCCACATTGTTCGCCTGTGGTGTCCGTAGTACTCCATATAGTGGTCCATCCAGCTTCTCACCGTTTGCCTTGAGAATTGGTGGCGTGTCTTCCATGAGGTCAGCCCATTTGGTCTGTTTAAGGTCGATTTTATCACCGATTGACTGAGGAGATTTTGACACATAAGCCCTGTTTGAAACATAATACGGATAGGTTGTCACTCTATCTATTGTAGTCTCAACAAACCTATGATATTCAAGCCGTGTGTAGTATTTCCGTCCAACAGTATAAGAATCCTTAAATATAATCCCTTTAATCTCCTGATTGTCGTAGTCCACTATCATCACATCTGCTGGAGTAAATACGTCAAGTCCTTCCCCATTTGGCTTAATAAATACTGTTCCGTAAGCACAGCCATATTCTACCCAGTGACGGATTTGGAAATATACCTTGTCAATCTGCTCCTGTAGCCACGTAGCCCTTGCGGAACCATCAATCTGAATGCCGATCGCCAATGTTGCGAGCCGTGCTGTCTCTGAGCAGACAGATTTCGCGAAATTAATCGTCTTGATATTATTCTTGTCATCTAGCCAGTATGGAACGCCTCGATATATGTTCGCACATTTATTAATCAGTGATTCCATCTCTGGAAATTCTGCTGCCTGGATGTTAAAGTCCTCTTCGGCTTGCTTTTTAAAAATCATGTTAAACCACCTTTTTAGCGTTGTTATAAGTCCCATTTAATCTACCTTTTAAAATCCATCCATCTTACAGAAGTATCTCGCACAATAATGTCTTCATATTCTACAACTTTTAATATTTCGTTAATGTCAGATGATCCATATATTTTTAAACCGATGCTTAAGAATTTATTTATTTTATCTGAAAAGTACCTATCTAACATTTTATGCACTATTTCCCCTTCTTTTCCACAATGGTTCTGTAGCATATCTAGTTGCATCTATAAAATGATTGTTCTTGTCTGGATATCCGCTGATGATATTTCCATCTTTGTCACGCTCATACTCATATTTTTTAAACTCTTTCCGTGCTTTCGGTGTTCTCCGTGGATCAAATACAAGCTTCTTTCCTTGTAACCACTTCGTTGAGTATTCAACACTTCCAGGTCCTTTGATTGCATCCCTTGCTGGTAATCCTTCATCACGGAAATCACTTGTAGATTTCTTTTCTGCGCTATCACAAGTAATCACATAGTCACCATAGCCACGTTTTTTGATTTCAGCTGCTGTTTCGCTATTCTTCTTTTTATTTGCCCCGTATTCATCTATAAAGTAAATCGTCTCCCTTGCCGCATCGTAATGTATACGTATAAAAGCAAATGGATCTGGGTACCATCCCCAGTCAACGCCTTGGTAAATCCGGTCGAAGCTGGCAATCTCTTCATCTGTGATTTCTCTATCCTCAATAAATTCAAACACATTACCGCCATTTCCATTTGCAATGCCCATGTACTCATGTTCGTAAGCGTTTGGATTTACTGTTTTTAGGTGGTCCGCTTCTTCAATAAATGGTTGTCCTAGCCATTCTGGAGGAACATCTAAATAAGTTGATGAATGTACTATTCTATTTTCTTTTGATTCAAGTACATACTCATTAGCCCAATTATTAGCAGTTTTCGGAGGATTGAAGCTCTTAAATATCCACGCAAGGTCGCCACCACGGATGGCGGACTGTTCAATCTTACGAATTTCCTCAGGTCCCGCGAATTGATCCAACTCCTCAAACCAGAGAATGCCAATATATCCAAACTCAGGGTTAATGGATTTAATCTTGTCAGGGTCATCAGCACCACGGAAGTATATCTTTTGTCCGGTTGCTTTTAATGTAATCTCCATAGGTGATAACTTAGAATCAAATTCTTCTGTAAATTCCTGTTTTCTAATAGCCCATTTGATTTTGTTGTACACAGAATCTTTAATAGTATTCCCAACCTTACGGCAAACCACAGCATGGATGTCATGATTGTTCTTCATCAACTCTACTATAGTCATTCCAACAGTGGTTGATTTCGTGGAGCCGCGTCCACCCTTAAACACATACTCCAGATGTTTCTTGTCTCGAATATCTCTAATGGCCCAATGAAAGCAATCAGGAATGTTATACAGATCCATGTGATACTCTTTTGCATTTCTGGCAGCTTCCTCCGCTGCTTTCTTTTCTTCCTGCTCTTGCTTAATTTTTAATGTCTTTTCCAGATCATTCATAGATTTGAGCTGATCGGAGAAATCTGGAGCAAATCCGAATGAATCAGTCAGCTCACCTCTTGCGATCATGGAACGGCGTTGCTGAATTTCTGCCAGAGACATGATATCAGTACCTTTTTGTTTTTCGATGAGAGACTGTTTTGCAGCTATATAGGAAGAAACCTCAAGTTTTTTCAAGTTCTGTTGTCCCATTGAATATGCTGTTTTCTCGCTATACCCAGCTTTTCTTGCGGCATCAGATGCATTTCCGCCATTCTTTATATATTCATCTGCAAACGCTTTCTGTTTAGGCGTTAAGTCCATCTAATCACCTCTGTCTATCCTCATTTTCTGACCGCCTCCCATATCTCTTTTAAGCACATGACTACATCATACTGGGATGCAGTTCGTAATATTTCATAATCACAATCTTTCCATTCTCCTCTTTTTGTAAGATGGAGTGTAGGTGTTGATATAATCGTTACTGTAATCAATCGTTTCTGCTCATAGCTGTAGAATTGTGATGTTCCAATTTTTATAATTAATCCAGTAGATAATATAGCTTTTTGAAGTTTTCTCATAACTGCTTTTAAGTTTGCCACATTATCACCTCACAAAAAACTGCCACATATGGTACATATCTATAGATATATACTATATTACCATACATGGCAGAAAAATTTGTCCCCACATTTTAATATTAATTGTATTATTATATTTCTCTTAGTTTTCTTAGAGTATCATAAAACATAGCCATTGCCTTGCGCTTGTATGCATAGAAATCGTCTCGCTTTGCCGGTATGTACTTTGTCTTCATGATACGGTCATAGGATTTGTTTGTTACAATAGATTCATACACCAGAAGTTCAATCCCCGGCGGGCAAGAGCTTATGCAGCAGTGTAAAATATCGTGTCTCTGCTCTTGTGTAGCTTTCTGACATATATCCCTTAATCGGTTAATGTCTTCTGGATATACTCCAAAATCAACAAGCGACTTTTTCCTGGTTCGCATATCATCACTCCTTTTTATTTCTATTTATTACGCTTGCCACCAAAATGTGCAACTAAGAAAATAGTGCCAAATGATCCGAATATTATTCCAAATGTAAATGCTATTAAACTATCAATCATTTATATCACCTCTTTTCCAGTCAAGCCGCTGTCCGCACTTATCACAATAATAATTCGATTTATACAAATTTTTCTCTCCGCATATCGGACATGTTCCTCTGATACTGTAATATCTACCAGAAAAATCCCTGATAATTTTAGTATCTTTCGGCTTCATCGGAATCTGTTTTTTCATTGCCTTAACAGCTACTTTCCTTACCTCGGATGTACATTTACCACCATAAGCCGTGCTATCATAACTTAATTCTTTTAATGCTTCTTCTGGTTTCATATTAATCCTCTGCTCCAAATATTTTCCTTAAATTGTGCTGATAATTTTTCACTGTTCGTTCAAGAGCGTTATAAGTTGGTCTTAATTTACATCTTTCTTTGTAACCATCGCATCTTGTTCCGAAAAGAATAGAGTTTCTACATATTCCGTCTTGACTTGCATAACATTTATTCATTCTTCATCACCTCCAACTTCTTCTCTATCGGATTAATAATCTCTTCCAATACCTGCTGTTCATAATTTTCTTTCCAGATTTTTTCTCTTTTCCAAAATTGGATTTTCATAATCTCATTTATTAAATTAATACACGCTATTGCTTCTAACATTCCCCAACATCCATCACAGGCTCTTTCATTGCACCAGTTTATAAATTCTTTAAATTTCATTTTTGAGTTCCTCCAACTTATTTTCAGCTTCTTCACGGGTGAGGAATACCACAACATTCAATTCTCCAAGCCATTCATCCTCGTTCGCCCATAAAAACCATCTGCCGTCTTTTCCGTATTCAATTCCGCTTACCACGTTTTTTCGAATACCCATGCCATATATATCCCATACAGTTGTGCCAATAGGACACGGAAATCTCACAAGCAAGCCCTGTTCTTCTAAGTCTTCATAAGTGGCGAGTTTTTTAATCATATTCTTTACTGTTTTGCAATTTCCTGCACCCTGTGAGCAATTATCGCAATATGAACTGCACATAATGCTTCGGCGTTCGTTATATGTGATTCTTGAAAAATCTCTTTTTGTTAATCTCTCCATCTACTTCACCTCTTCCAATTGACTTTCTACGGTATCTGCAAGTAACAACATTGATTCAATAACTTTATCTGTTAATGACATTCTATATTTATTGTCAGCAAAATACTTAACGTGAGCTATTGCTTCCTTAATCTTTTCTTCGCACGCAACAATTTCGGATGCTTCATACATTTTTCGTTCATCACTGCTGTATGTTACTATTCTTTCATCATAAAAATTTAACATGTTTGGAAGTGGAATATCGATTACGTTTAAATGATTCCCTCTTGACCACTTAAAGCCCTGTAATCTTGCTATTCTTAAAATTTTAGAATATTCTTCCTGTGTTTTTACGAATACGCTTTTTCCAGTTAAATCAATCATCTACTCCACCGCCTTTCACGATTTCAATTGCCGTGTGCGTTTCAATAATTTCTCTTTTACGATCCCACCCCATGGGTCTTGCTATACAGCTTGCTCTTAAAATTTCATCCGTAACCTTTTCTACATCAAAAGCAGTCGGCTGTTTGTTGACACAATCAATAAACTCTTTCTGATCTGAACTAATACTTGTCCCGATCTCCCAAATTTTAATGTATTTGATTAATTCGTCTGCATCAATCAGTCTGCTCATCTGATTCCTCCCTGTGCTTACATTTTAGGCCCTCTAAAAATTACTATCATTGACGGAAACGGTGCGCTATTCTTGCTGTCTCCGAATTTTAACCTTCCTTTCAGAAATCTGATTTCCGATCTATGATACACAAAATCTTGAAACCATTTTGTATCTGTCCATGCCGTCCATAAACTTCTGGCAGCGTTTCTATCCAAATCCGAAATCATCATGCAAAACGGCAATTCCAAGGATTGTAAATGTATCAAGTGCCATTTCTTTAATCTTCTGCGCTGCTTTATCCAGGTCCTTACTGGCTAAAGAGGTATGTACTCCTGTAATGCCCCGGAATTTTATTTCCCTCTCAAGCGCTTCTATACCACCATCTCTAACGATTCTGAGCGCCAAACCAAGACCATCCTCTCTTCCTCGCTCATACTCCTTCATTTTGTTTATTGGTTTTCTCCTTGTTCAGATTTTTAGCTTTCTTATGCATCTTGTCTAGATAATCCGCATAGGCTGTAAGCATGTGATCCACAAAGCCGTTTTTATTATATTTGTCTGATACAACGTGTATCTGCTCAACTACCTGCTGCCAGTATTCGTCCTTTTCTTCTATTCCGGCGGTCTGAAGGACTAGTGCCGGAAAGTCGATTTGTAAAAACTTTATGGTGTTCGGTATCTGCTCATGCGTCACTCTCATACTTATACACCTTCTTCTACCTCAAAACTCTGTTCAAGAAGTCGCTCGTTATCTTTGCTAAACGCCTTTATATAGCTCTGTTTTATCGGTCTGATAAAATGTATGCCATTAGCGGATTTCGCCCGGGAAACAGCTACATAGAACTGCCCAGGATCCCAACAACAAGGATCAATGTTGATTTTTTCAAATGTCTGTCCCTGTGATTTATGAATACTAATCGCCCATGCAAGTTTTACCGGGAACTGAGAGAATAATCCAACTTTCTTACGGACAATCTTCTCTTTCACGATCTTCTGACCGTCCTTTTCTTGTTCGGATTTCTTAATAACCTGTTTCTCAATGTCTTTACTGTATCTGTACAAGTTAACTGTTTTACCTTTATCAGTCTTGATGACCAGATAAGATTCTTCAAATTCTCCGTTGTCCACAATTTTCTGGATGATGCCAATCGTTCCATTGACGTAGTTTCCAGACAGATTATTGACTGTAATCATCACTTTTGCACCGATGTTAAGAATTAAGTCCTCTCTGGCAAATGCAATGTTCTTAATATCAGCAGACGTTAATTCTCCGTCAACTGCTGCATGAAACACTTTTTCGGTCTTTTTATCCAGTTTTCCGAGAAAAGTATTATTAATCCGATCAGCTTCAGCATTTGTTCCAACCAGGAATGGTGCTTCCGGTATAACTTTATCTGCTTCATTTTTCTCCAGATAAGCAATCGATTTACGGATATTGGTACCGTATTTAATATCATTCAGTACGTACTTAAACCCTTCGTCATTCTGCCTGCATACTTCATCAAGCTTGATATATTCAAACCCCATTTCTTTCCAGTATTCAGACATGAAAGCATATCCGTGTTCGTACTTTCCACCCTTTCCATAATCAGATCCATACATCCGGCAGAGGATTTTACGATCATCTGTTGTGATAACTGGTGGAAGCTGGTAGAAATCCCCGATTACGATCAGTTGAACGTCTTCTTTATCCTCTCCGCTCAAAAGTCTATCAACCGCTCTCTCTTCATTTTCTGTAATGATCGTCTTCGCAATCATATTAAACAGGTCGAACCGGCACATGCTGATCTCGTCAATAATAAGAATATCCGCTTCCTTCAACAGTTCGGCTCTGGATTTCACTTTTTTCTTGTAATCCTCAAATTTGATTGAGATATTCAATGCACGATGCACAGTAGTCGCTCCATATCCGATATTGTCCGCAGCTATTCCAGTAGTAGCAGATACCAGAACACTTTTACCAGCTTTTTCCGCCTCATCAATAAACGTTTGAATAACCGTTGTTTTACCTGTTCCTGCATCTCCCGTAAGGAAAACATTACTGCCAGACAACATTGTGTCCAATGCGTACCGCTGTTTTTTATTAAGCTTCTCTTTTTTCATTTTTGTAACCACTCCTTATGCCTTAGTAACCAATTGTAACAATCTGAATTTTCATACAATTTAATTTTATTTTTTAATTTGTGTAATCATTTTATTTTTGTAACCAACGTGTAACCAACATTTCAACTACATTGGTTACACCGCAAACCCTTATTTTATGCGGGTTTCAGAGTTATGTAACCGTGTAACCAATGTAACCAAGGTTTTCCTATAGGAGATTGCAATGTATATATGATTTTTTTATATATTTTTTTATTCCCTATACACATGCTTTTCCGCGGGTTACATGGTTACATGGTTACAAATCACGAAAACGGAACACTTGTTCCAGTATTAGCAGGTATAAAATCAGCTTCAACATGCTCATTTTCCTGTTCGTCTTCAAGATCTTTTATATCAATAATCTTTACAGCAACAAGTCTCATTACACTTCCCCCATCTCTTTTTATTACCGTATCCCTTTTTCCTGTATGCTTAATTAATTCTCGATTAATCGCCCATGCTGAAAAGGCTTTTCTGGAGAATCCGTTGTTTTTTAGGAGATTTTCAAGAGGTTTCGGATAAAAATACACATATACATCTCCATACTCATCTGGTGTTTCCTTAAATCCCCACTGATCGCAACTGAATTGCGCATCAAAGTGCTGCCCGTACACAGAAAGACTTTCGATGATAAACTCATAGCATCTCTGTCCTTCCGATACGTCTTTCTTGCGTGTAGGTATGTCCACAACATCCTCGACTGTCAGCTCACGTCCATCCTTAAATATGAAATCTGTAGCTAATTTGTCAGCCAGTAGGAGCGTGGATATAGCCATGACCTGTTTTGCCGGAAAATTATATCCATCAAAGCCCTTTTCAATCTCAGACTTCATTTCTTTTAACTCATCCGGTGTAAATTTTTTAAGATTTCCAACAAATACTCTTCCAGCAAAACCATAATTTTTCATTACAGTGCTGTTAATCTCTGCCGGATTCTCGTAAATATCCTCGCAACACTCAATTTCAACAATTCTGTTGATTGCTCCACCGGAATCTGCAAATTCTGAAATAGGATTCTCGCCGTTGCAAATGGTTACATTACTCCATGTATTCTCCTTAGCTGCTCCGAGGTCCTTATTTGATCTTCCTTTCCCTTTACCGGAACAGAGATTGTAAATCAATGTTTCGTAGTTGTCCCGAATATATTGAGAAGCGTTCTTAGAGTCATCAAGGATCATCGGAAAGTTATTAAGCATGTCTGCCCTTGTCTCCAATGACGTATCTGTTGACCGGAAATTCCCAACGTAGGATCCTGGCGACGGGTTTCCCCAGATAGATGCAGCTATGTTGATCGTTACTGTCTTGCCGCCGCCCGTCTGTCCGTAGAAATCCACAATGAATGGCAGCGCGTCAAGTGGTTGCACAAGCACACTTGCAAAAGATGCCGCCAGTGCTATTCGTGGTTCTAATCGTCCGCACGACCGTAACTGTTTGGCCAGAGTCACCCACTTGAAGTAGTCTCCACTTTCCTGTATACTCTGGAATAGTGTTTTAAAGCGGTATTCGCCATCAAAAACGATTGAAAGGTCGTAAGGTACAAATGCATTGCCATGCCACCCTAATTTGCTCGTAGAGTGCTGTATGTCGATCATATCGGCATTGTACATTTCAACATCCGCCAGATACTTCACAAGAAGCCTTGCATTCTCTGAGTTGACCTGCACACCGAACCTTGCAAGATTAGTTATCGCCCTGGAAGTCACAATGTCGATTTTTGGAACAGTTATTTCTGTCCAGTATCCATCTCTTTTAAAAGCCACTGTGATCTGTTCTTCGCCTGTCTCAATATTTTTCAGTCGACGTATCGGCATGATCGGATGGTGGCACACAAGTTCTCTCGCCTTGGATGTTTCAGAAGAAAATATTCCGTTTTCCGTAGCTATCCAGCTTCCGCAAGCCATGTTAGGATATTCTTTTCCAATATCATCCTCATAAAAATTTGTTATATTCTCAACCAGTTGCATGGAACGATTTGCTTTTTCTTCCTTTTCCTTGTCCTGTTCTGCTTTCTGGAATTCTTTTATGAATTCCTCGGCTATGCTTTTTACTCTTACGTTCTTTGCTCTGTCCATCAACTTAAATTTAACTTCCGAGCGGTCGATTTTACTTTTTATCGCAAAAAGTTCTTCATATAACTTCTTCTGCATAAAATCATTTGCTTGCAAATTTTCAATATTTTCAAGAATGATTCTCACCTCCTGCCTTAGCTGATAATATTTCATATCTGCTTTTTTCTTTTTCAAGGTTGAACTGGCACATATACCACTCTTCTGAACCAGGAGGGAAAGTTTTTAGTGCTGTTTCGTACATAAACATGTTCTTTTCTACCTGTTCAAGTTCGCTGGGATCCTGAGCGGGATTGCATTTTTTTGATTTGATATCTCTCATTTCATGTCTGATCTGGTTGCGGCTTTTACCTTTTTTTGATACATAAGTACCGCCCAGCTCAATAAATGCAGTACTAAAAGGAACGGATTCATATTGCATTACGAAATCAAACACATCGCCACCGGTTCCACAGCCGAAGCAGTAAAAGGAATCATCGTAAATCTTACATGACGCTGACTTTTCCTTGTGAAATGGACAACATATAAATCCTGCTCTGTTTGGTTTTAGTCCATACCTGGAAAGTATCTCCGACATTTTCACTGACTGTTTGATTTCTTCTTTCGTCATGTCAGCAACTCCACGATTCTCCGCCCGGTTTCTTCTTTTGTACAGAATTCAAACTGGACGTTATATCGGTCTCTGATAGTGCAAAGGGAACGAAACAGAGAAACTCCTTTAATTTCTTTCTGAATATATTTTTCTTTCATTCGTATTGTTCTCCCATTGATGTTTCTTGCCCTCCAACGAAACCGCTCCATTTCTGGCTGGTAAAAAAAATACACATCTTCAAGGCACTTTACATCCTCGCCGTGTTCGCAAAGAATGACTAACTTTGATTGATTATTAATAGGCTTTAACAGTTCTCTTTTAAACCTTTCATGTTGAGCACATACATTTCCATATAACTCTTGTAGATCTTTTTTTGTATCTATAGATAATGGAATAACTGCTTCCAGATCCTTTTTGCATACCTTCTTTTTGCTGTCAATAATAGATTGAATCTCATCCGTAATCTTACAGTAATCGCCAAATGGAAGTGATACAGGGACAAGAATCGCCCCCATATTTTCCATTTGTTTGTGCTTAACAGAATTTGATTTTCCATGTAAACCGGAAAACTGGTTTTTGTCTACCGCAATTTTCACAAAATCACCTCTTAATTGAACGGAAGGACATCATCTGCTACGTTATCTGGAATGCTCATAAAGTCCGTACCTGCCGGATTCACTCCCATGATAGCTTCTTCTTTCAGATGATCATCATAGGCTTTTGTGGTGCGCTCTTCTGGGATATCCGCATCCTTAATTCCCTCAATACTACGGAACCATGCAAGCTTGTGACGTTTTACTTCTTTGTTTTCGTACCAGTCTTTCTCCAGACGGAAGATACCGCCGATTAGCTTACCTTTAAACTGCTGTCCGAAGTTGTCACCCCACTTAACAGCAAAACCCGGATTTGACTTTTCTACGCATGTGATAAATGTTTTAAGGTTACGGACACCATAATCTACGCTCTCGTCAATAACCATATAGTTAGTACCGTCATTCGGATACTTCTTGTCTGGACGGATATTGTTTTCGAACTGCTTCATAAAATATCCAGCCTGTTCGTCTCCTTCTGCGAAATCAAACAAGATAACGAGCATATCAAGTCCACCCTGGGATTTTTTCTCTGATACCTGCTTAATTACCATCTTGTGACCACCAAGTTTAATTTTTTCATAATCGCCAGCGGCACTTGTTGAATCATAATTTTGAGGTTTGTTCATTTTATTTACTCCTTATATTTGAATACATATTTTCTTGGTTTCTTTGTTTTGCCATTTAATATAAGCTTTATGGTGCTTTTTGCTATATTAGTGTTTTTTGCGGCTTGTATGATATTTTTGTGAAGTGCAATGAAATTTCCATCTAAATCATATTGAATAACAGGTTTTTCATATCCATTACGACATGACTTTCCCATATTATTTTTTGATATTCTTTCTTTTACTGTTCCATAGTTCATGTTGTATTTATGAGAACACCATTCGAGATTATCAACGCAATTATTACTCGGATTTTCGTCTTTATGATTAACTTCTGGAAGATTCTGCGGATTTGGTAAGAAAGCTGTTGCAACAAGTCTATGTATTTTAAAATGTTTTCTTTTCCCATTACATAAAACTTTTACACTTTCATAACCTAATGAGTTAAATTCTGTATACATAATATTTCCTCTGTATTTAACTCTCCCAAGATTGCTTACTTCATGATTTTTATCAATACATGGTTTCCAGATTTCTTCTATGATTCTTCTTCCTTTCCTAATTCATAATAATCTCTGATGGCTGTATCTACTGCTTTCAAGTCGTTCGGAATTTTCAAATCAAACATTCCTTCCGGACTTTTTGCTGTAGTATATCCATCTGACTGCGTGATAAAATAATGTTCCTGACCCTCTACAGAAGTGAGAAGCACAATATCGAAACAGCCCTCTACTGTAAGATTCTGGTCAAGCATTTTGCCGACTGTTTTAGCCTTAATTTTTCCAGTATTGCTATCCATCTCTGTATGATGCAAAAAGTACACAATCACATCGTCTGGAAGCTTAATATTGATAAAATGAATAAGATTTCGAAAATTTAAAGCCATATCGGTAAATTTTCCATAACCCGTATCTTTCGCCCTGTCAAACATTTCATTCACAAGAAGATACTGGCTATCATCAATTACATATTTTTTCAATTGAGGGTTGCTTAATACCCTTGTTATCTGCTGATAAGTTGCATTTTTGGCGATTTTAAACGCCTTTTTGAACGGAAGTCGGTTCTTTTCTACTGAAAAAATACCAACTTCTTCTGTGTCAAAATTTTTAATGGAATAAGTTTTTCCACTTCCTGTTTCGCCCAAAATAAGAACCGGAAACCCCATGTTATAACACCTCCTCAAATCTCCACGAATATCCTCCGGCAGTTTCTCTTTTACCATTGCAACACTCGGAGATATTACCTATTGAAATTCCACATTTTCTTCCGATTTCAGAAAGACTATTCCAGATTTTGATAACAACACCATCCTTAATCTGCTCCACTTTCTTGTGCTTTTTCGAAGCAGCTTTGTAAGCTCTATTGGAATAATTATTGTTATACTTTCTGTCACACCATTCCAAATTTGTGTAATCAAAATTTGATGGATCAGTATCTTTATGATTAACTTCTGGAAGATTCTTCGGATTCGGCAAGAAAGCCATTGCCACAACTCTATGAACACTCATATTGTATTGCTTACCGTTCTTCCCCATTGTGACAAATGGATAACCGTTTCCTCTATCACAAGGCTTTAAAACTCTTCCCTTCACCAGTCTTTTTCCTGTATTGCATTTTACATAGTGATCTGTGCTTCTTATTTCACCATGACAATTTACAATGTAAAGTCCCTCAAACCCGACTACATCTTTCCACAATACTGGCGTTGCCATTGCTATTCCTCCTTGTCATAAACCACATGCTTGCTGCCTTCAACGATCAGTAAACTTGCTATATCTTTCATTGATATGGTTGATTCATTGTAAATTTCAACCAGTTCGTTGTATGCTTCCGGCGATACTTTCACAACCGGGTTGTCCTTATCGGTTGCAGGCTGTTTCTTCCTTGCCGGAATACGGATTTTAAATTCACTCACTAATACTTTCCTCCTTATATGATTTCTGAGCCGTTAAAAGCCCATTCAGAGCCTGTACGTAGCTTGCCAATGTTCTTGCCTTGTATGATTCTTCTATCGGATTATCCGGCACAATAGCAAGCTGGGTGTCGATTAATCTAACAATCTCATTAATGCGCTCTTCCATGTTTACACCGCCTTAAAAAAGCAATACACATTGTCAGAACCATCCCCTCTCACCGGATTTTTTTTGCCATTCGAAAATACTCCGCCGGCACAGTGATACTCGAGGTGATTCAGATACATGTCCGGATTTTCCCAATCAAGAATGTACTCTTTCCGTCTGTTCAGCTCCGTCAGAAGCTCGTTCGCCGTTGTTATCAGTTCCATTGTCGGCAGGAGCTTCAACTCCATCTGATTCAACATTTAGCGGACACCTCCCATCTATTAAGAGTCTAAGAAGATGTGCTTTTGCAAGTTTGCACTGCTTAGCTGATTCCTTCTTAAGCAGTTTACTATCAAAGTAGATTGTGTAATTTCCATCCTTTTTCCTGTTCGGATCCCACTTTGAATTCATAATGTCGATATCGCAAAGATGCACGTGCGAAGTGATGTAAAACGAAACAAAATAATCTGTTTCGTTTGAAACTCTCCATGCTAATTCAAAAAGCTCTTTGATTTCTTTTTTAAACATTTTCGTTCTCCTTTCTCAAAGCAGTGTTAAATACGTAAACAGTGCAAATACAATACCTGCCAGAACTTGCTGCAAGTTCTTCTCCCACATCCACACCGGAAGAAAAGTAAGCAGAATCCCAATAATCGCACTGACTACGATATCCTTTCTATTTTGTCTAGGTGATTTCATTCTTTTCCCTCCAAAAGGAAAAAAGATTACAGACTGTAAGCAATATACCAGAAGATATTAGTAATGATTAACAGCGCGGCAGTCAAAAGCCATGCACTGAACCACTTCTTAGTCTCTCTCTTTGCTTTTTTCACGATTTCGGTAGCTAGCATTGTTTCCAAATCGTTCCATGTAATCTTTTCGTTGTTTGTTGCATTTTTTTTATTTTCCATATTATTTTCCTCTCGCTTATCGCTTATATTGACTTTTAGCGGATAGAGGATTATAATTTACCTGTATCCACTAAGGTTGGTTTAGTGGCTTACTGCTCCGGGGTGGAGGTGTCGGCTCCCTCCGGGGCGCTTATGCCAAATTTGCTTTTCTTCTGTAGTAGTCCAAGATAATTCTCGAACATTCATCGACAATCCTTTGATTGTCTTCATGTGTATTGTCCTTGCAGTAATCATCATGTATTCTGATTACCCCGCCAGATTCATTTTTTATTGTTTTAATTACTGCCATAAGAATCTCTCCTTTCTACGATAGATTATGATGTTTCTGTTATTTTGCTTCTTCTGCGAAATGTTTCTCCATGAGATCAGCAATCATCAGATATTCTTCTGCGATTTTTCCATCTCTGGTATTTTTCACCTGTTCACGGAACTCTGGAATTGTTCCATAGAAGCAGCCGCAAGACACTTTAACTTGTTTGTCCTTACATCTGAAGAATGTAGTTGTGCGGAATTGAGTACCGAATCCATGAATAGTTGTGTAATCTGCATCGCCGGACACCCTTGCATTGCCGGACACCTCTGCATTGCCGAACACCCATGCATTGCCGAACACCCTTGCATCGCCGGACACCTCTGCATTGCCGAACACCCATGCATTGTCGGACACCTCTGCATTGTCGGACACCTCTGCATTGCCGAACACCCTTGCATCGCCGAACACCTCTGCATTGCCGAACACCTCTGCATTGCCGAACACCCATGCATTGCCGGACACCTCTGCATTGCCGAACACCCTTGCATCGCCGAACACCTCTGCATTGCC